GCCAAACCTTCAAACCGCAAGTCCATAGCGTCACTTGCGGGGTATAAGTAGATACGTTGCGGCAGGGTTTTTGTCTTAACTTTACGGACTAGAACCCACGCACTTCCATGAGCATGGTTAGTAAGCCAAGCCACTTGATGAGGGCGTAGCTCGACCGCGTTGCCGCCGCTCGCCTTTAGTTCGATGAAGTGAAACAAACCTTTTTCGTCACACAACAAAACATCAGGCACTCCGGGCATCGCCCACGTTTCTAGTCTAGTGGATTTTAGCTTTCGGCTGCTCTTCTCTATCCCCGTCTTCATCATCCGCCACAAGTCGGCTTCTCGCTTTGTCGCGGTTTTGGGGATTGTCCTGTCCTTCGGGAGTAATGTCGATAGTGATCGGGGCATAGCTTTGTTTGATTTCCTTTAGGGCGTTCAAGACTTCATCTTTACTCATAGAGTCGATGCTTCCATGTCTTACTTCGCTTTTGCTTACATAAATATCGCCTTGTGCTTGCCCCCGTCGATATTCGGCTTGGACGGCGGCTGAATAGGCACCGTTAGTTAAAGCCATGTCTCTTATAACCTGTAGGTCTTTAATATGACGCTGATAGTGAACCCCATACTTTTCGTCTAGTTCGGCACGATAGGATTGGATGGCGTTAACAACGTGCGGACTAATGTGAGGATTGGTTAGCTCATAAGCACGAGTATGGGCGGAGCCCGCCGGGTAGCCAGCTTCGATAGCGGCTTCTCTCATAGTTATCTGTCCGTCTTTAGAAACCAGTTCTTTTACAAACAGTTCTTGCCGACGGGTCAAAGGCTGTTCTCTACTTGCCCGGGGCCTGCCAACCTTTTTCTTTATGACAGGTGCAATTGACTTTGCGGTAGTCTTTCTTGAGGCCATAAGTGTTCTCCAGTTATTTTCAGATACATTGGAGTAAAAAGCCCGCTTTGTATATATACAGCAAAATATATTTTTATAATAAAAAAACTTTCAGGCCCTTTAAGGCACTTCCGCCTCTTTGCCCCCAGAAAGGTTACATAAACCCCTTTTGGCCACATTTTTGTTTTTCTCTTATGTAACCAGATAACCCTATATACATAAACGATATTTTGCCTAAAGTTACACGGTTACACCAGTTACGCCTATTTTTACTAAAAAACTTTTTTTCTAATTTATATCTCTATATACATAGAACGGCGTATTAACTGTGCCCAAAAGCAAAAAGGCCCGCGATCCGTGAACCGCGGGCTATGGTTATTGCCTTCTCATGCAACACGCCGTTTATGGGGGTTGTAATAGCCAAGCATTTCTAAAGCGTCCTTCTGGTCTCCAGCATAGAAGCCACCGCCTGTCTCTCCAGTAACTTGGTTTGGATGGTCTTCTACCAGAGCTATCCAATAAGAGTTTTCTTCAATGCCAGTAACATCATAGCCATCTAGTTCTACGCTATCTACTTCGTCTAATGATCTGATGTATTTCCATGTAAATTTCATCTTTCGTCCTTTTGGTAAGCACCCAAGTATTGAGCATCTACATCTTGAGGGACTCCTTGATTTATTTCATAAGCTGTTTCTGGAGACCTTGGCACAAAAAACATTCTAAATGTTTTGCAATCTCCTTTTTCAAAATACTTATGAACTTTTATAAAATCTACATCTGTCTTCCAACTACCTGCATCGGTTCCAAAATAATGAAACTTTTTGTCTTTTTGTTTTTTTTCATACGCCGTTTCAAACGCAGGTTTAAATTTAGACTGACTCATAAACATTCTCCAATTATGGGTTTGTTCCGGACCACTCCCAAGGTTTGTCAAAAAGCAAGGAGGGCAGAGCCGGAAGCCCTCAAGAACACTTTAACACCTGTATGGGATAATGTAAACCCCCAGTGACGCAACGTCATTTCACGAATTTCTTCTTGGTCCGCTGTGCGCGATATTGGAACTTAGATCTTCCGAGTTTTTTCTGAACGAGTTCGACCAATCCCCCGTTACAAGCATCGAGGGCGGTATGTTTATGTTTCCCTGCCGCGAACTCTCCGACGTGGTATATTATGACGTCACCATATTGGGTGTTTTGCAGTGCTTGATCGAAGTTATCTTTTGCGAGCCTATTTGAGATGTCGTAGATCATATGTTTTTCCCTGCTTTTCTCAGGGTTACTACGAAGGTGTTTAGTTCTTCTCTTGCGACCCAAAGATTACGTTCTATGTTATTTGCATGATTTTCTTGATTTTTTTGATTGGCTAGTTTATCATCTTGCAGTCTATCGACTTGTTGACGTAGCCATTGCAGTTCGTTTTCTTGGAACGGCGTTAATCCTGCCTCGGACACCATACTCATTATACTCTCCCTTTAGTTAGTGCATACTATTTTTGACGGCTTTGTTTAAGAAATTTGTTGCATCTTCCACGGCTTCTTCTACTATTCCGTGCGTTTCTAGCAGGGCGCTCGTTTGTGCCGCGATAAGGGGCCAGACGGGTGAAAGTTTATATAGGTTCACCATGTTGGCGATTACGGCGCATATATCTGGGACTGTCATTTCCTGTGGGCAAACGTCCAAGATATCGTTTATACTTTTTTCCATTTCGTCCATGTTGAGCCTCTCCTTCATGTTCGTTATTCTAGGCGTTGCGTTGATAACTTTTCAAGCAACTTTTCACCAATTACTCCCGAACACTTTTGCAAACACTTCGTCCAACAGACGATCCATATCTTTAGCGGTCATTCAAGTTCTTCCTTTCTTTTAATCCTAGAGTTAACACCTAGATTATAAATCAACTCACGTTTAAGCTCGTTTAACTCACGAACAACTTTTTCTTCTTTTTGATTGGTGTCATCTAAAATACTTTCCAGACGATCAACTATGTAGTGCATGTTAACGCGGTCAAGATCGTCAAGCATCACGCGGCCTCCTTAATAAGCTTGTTTACCTGTAACCACTTTTCGTGGCTAAAATGTTGACCCATCACATAGGTGTGACCATTGTCAGACATCATGGCTAACACGCTTCCTAAATCAAAACGCTTGCGCCTGTTGTTCCAGAAACAACAGATGTAGCCTGAGTTATAAGATGTGCCGTCTACGCGGCCCAAAACATATCGTTCGTTACCGCTTTTCGTTAAGACCTTTACGCCTGCAAACTTACCGTGTTGCCAGCCAAGAACCCGCTTTACCATGTCCCTATCAAGCATCTTTGAGCCTTTCCTTTAAATAGGATTGAAATTGATTGCCACTGAGATGGCGAACTAACTCTAACTTAAAATCTTCAAGCGCTTTCTCAATGTCGTAATCAATTAGGATGGCATCTACTTTTTCAATCACATATCGAACTTCGATACGATCCTCGCCCAATTTATCTAAATCCCATTTAGCCATTACGCTTCCTCCATTTCAACTAACTACATCTTAGGCTCAGTATGGGATAATGTCAAGCTGTTTAGTTTATCACTCAGTTCTTCGTTCTCCAGCCAAAGAACTTCGTGCAACCAATCTAAGTAATCTGCGGCGTCGGTCAACATTTGTGCGGCCTCTGGTTCGAGGTATCCGTCTTTTAAAATTTTAGCGGAAAGTATTCTAAGATCAAATGTAGCGTCCATACGAAAAAACCCTCAGTCAGGACATTTGACCAAGGGTTTTAACGGTTGTGCTTTTTTAAACATTTGGAGAATGTCTAAGCTATTTGTACGCGACTTTATGGGATGCGTCAAGCGCTTTGTCTTTATTTTTTAAATAAACGTCAAACATAATTCTGAGTTGACCGCTTATCGTTCTTCCGTTGACTACGGAGTGTTCTTTGATTTCCTTGTAAACCTCAATGGGCACAAGAACGCTTTTCCATTTTGTAGTATCCATTGGGCTAACCTTTTTTGCGTTTTCACGAAGAGCATATAGGAGTTTATGGGAACTTACAAGAAAAAACCCTTTTGTCGTTGTAGTGTCATTCCTAGCCGGACAAAAGGGCAGTTAAAAGTGGTTTGCGCCAGTGAGCAGTGCGCTAGAAGCCATCCTAAATAGCTTCACCCCAGCTTGGACCCACTTCAACATCACATTTGCTGGGGATTTCTAATGCTACCGCGTTTACCATTATGTTTGCAATAGTTTCCGCTTCTTTTCTGTCTTTTACTGACATGCAAAGCTCATCATGCACTTGAAGCATTGGAAGATACCCTTCTTTGTACAAATCGACCATAGCTTTCTTTGTCATATCCGCGGCGGACGCTTGGATCAGTCTGTTCAGCGCTTTATAGGTGTAAGCCCGCTTTAAACGGCATGTTTCACCATATTCTAGGATTGCTTCTTGGTAAGGCATGGCTTTTGTCATCTCGAAGGAGTCTGGCTCCCAAAGATTGAACCTACACTTGCGCCCAAGGATGGAACTAATCGCTCCACCGCTTGCTTTGCTGTTCAAACGGTTTGTGACGCCTGTCATCAGTCCTTTTACGAAAGGTACGCGGTCATGGTACTGCTTAACGAGATTTTTGGCCTCTGCTGTCTCAATATCTAGCTGGTCTGCCAGTTTTGCGACGCCCATGCCGTACATCATGCCCAGATTGATGGTTTTTGCTTGCTTTCTAGGAATGTCCGCCATTTCTGCCACCATTGTGTGAAAATCCATGTTCGGATCTTCTCGGTAGCTGGTTACAAACTCATCTACACCTCTTAAAGGCACGTCCCTGCTTTTTCCGTAGACATGAGCGTAGTGGACCAAGATCCGCGGTTCCTGTTGCGAGTAATCTATTGACGCCCACTGTTCTCCCTCTTCTGGAAGGAACAAAGACCGGATCAGTGGACCAATTTCGGGATCGCGGGCCGGGATTTGCTGTAGGTTGGGATTATTCATAGAAAAGCGCCCAGAAACCGTGCCGCCATCGTCGCCTCTGATCTGATTGATGTGCGAATGCACTCGACCGTCTCCGTGGCAGAATTTTAGGATGTTATTGATAAAAGTTCCGCTGGTTTTGTTTAAGCTACGCGCTTGGACGATTAATTGCGGTAATTTCTCGGTATGGTCTGCCAAAAACTGCTTTTTAAACGACGGCGCACCCTTTTCTGTCTTTGGGTACGGTATGGAGAGGTCATCGAAGGCTTTTGCTATAGAATTTGCCGCCCATATCTCTACATCTCTGCCAACTAGAGTTTTTATGTCTTTGAGGACTAATTTCTCTCGTTTTAGGATCGCGTCGCGCGTTCTCTCGGTTTTGTCCATATCCACGCGAACACCGCGCCATGTCATGTTAACCAAGCATGGCAGTAGGTCTAGCTCTAGGTTGACAATATTCCAAAGGTTCTGCTTGCCGATCTCTACTTTTAGATAGTTCCAGAGTTGCAGGGTAACTTCGGCGTCTGTCTGGGCGTAGGGCCCAACATACATTGCGGGCATTTTCCACATGTCGGCCTTGGGGTCAAAGCCGAACTCGCTGGCGGCTTGCCGAAGCAGGCTTTCGTTCTTTGCGAGCCCCAGATACTCAAAGGCAAGAGAGTTTAGTGCGTAGGAGAATTTGTTCTCATCTAACAGGGACGCGACTACCATCGTGTCGATGATCCGTCCGTTTATCTCAAAGCCCATGCGTTTGATCCAGCCCACGTCGTACTGTGCGTTGTGCATGATCTTGTCGGCAGGGCAGTCGAAGACTTTCTTGAGCCAGCGATTGACTATCTTTTCGTCTAAGTTTCCACCCCCACGGTGTCTTGTGGGAATGTAGCCAGCCCAATCGGCGGTAGCGACGGCATAGCCGACCACTTCGCCATCTCCAACAGCCCAACCGGGGCCGTTCTTTTTTATGTTGGGGTCTCTTGTCTCTACGTCGATGGCAATAGTAGTTGCCCCGGTAAGATCAGGTAACTCGGCTGGGGGAACCCATTCTGAGTTCAAGGAGGGGCTGGCTATTTTCAGCTTCATTTATTCATCTTTCTTTTTGTTGCTTCAACTTCTCTCAGCATTCCAACGTCTATGCCGAGATTATCAAGTTCTTCGCTTTTTCCAGAAAACTCTCCCCCAAGAGCGCTATACCCAACTTTATCCAACCAAGAGTCCTCATGGTTTATGGTTTGCAGAAGGCGGGCTGTCTTTACCCAATCCATCATCAAAACAACGTGCTGTTCTGTCAGGTAGCCGTGGCTTATCAAAGCGCCGTTCATTATGACATTCCAGCCATTTGCTATACGACTGTGGTTTTCAAACGCATCGCCGTAGTCCTTGGCGCGTTGTCCGTTGATAAGTTCGTTTGCCTTATCTAAAATTTCATCACGTTTCATCTTCTTTCTCCCTTGGATAATATACTAACACCATCGAATTACATTTGGGGCAGGACAGGTTAGTGACCATGCTGTAATCCTCGTGCATACATTCAACGTCTTCACCCTCGTTTGCGGCTATTCCTGTGGAAAAGCTTTCGACATC